GAGATCACCCCGCACGGAGAACGGAATCCCACGGGCAACATGCTTGGCGATGGTCCAAGCGGACATGGATTTGCCATCACCACCAGCGCCGTGAATCATCACGGTGCCTGGGCAAGGCAGCAGATCAGGGATCAGGTACTCAAAGTTGAGGTCCTTGTCGAGCAGATTCGCCATCGCCATCTCGTCATCTTGCTGCTCGAACTGCATCTGGGCGATCAGCAACCGCTCCAGCGCACCAGCGTCCCGATAACCAGCTTCCAAGGCCAGCACGTTCATGGCGTGCGCCGCTTCCGCCGGGTTTTGAATCTGCTGGATTTCTTTCGCCCGCTTAATAACTTCGGCATAGGTGATGACAACCTGCCGAATCCGGGTGACGTTATCCGCCTCAACACTTTCAACAACCTTCCGCAGATCCTCCGAAAGCCACATGCGACCCGGAAGCTGCTGGTCCGCCATCCAAAAAAGCGTCCCGAGGCTGACTGGTCCTTTGCGAAAGGACTTCCAGACCTCATCGCAGGGATTGCCGTCTGCCCAATCCTGAAAAAATTCGGGGTCTTCCGCAGACCAAGCCGACCAAAGCGTCAAACCAAGGTCAGTCGGCAATTCCGAGTGGATCGCCATCCCCACCTTCACCCAGTGATCGCGGCTTCCACTGCCTTGGCCGGGAATAACTTTCAGCGCGGACTGAATGATTTCAGCAACCTCAGCTGGGTCTCGATCCGAGAAATCCAGCGCCTTGCGGTTTTTGATGAAACCACCGTCCTGGATCTCCTTACCGGCGTGATCCCGCATCTCGGCAAGCAACCACTCAGGGGCGTCAGGAATCGCCTCCAAGTCGCCTTCAAAGCCGTAATGACCTTCCGGTGCCTTCCCATCACTGGAACCCGGATAAGCGCCGTAGATGACGCCCTGACGGCCCCACAGCACCTCGTAACCAGCGCCGGTATCGGACAGTCCAAAACCCTTTACCGACCCCCACAGCGCCTCAGGAACGCGGAAGAGATACTTCGCGGCGTTGGCCTTCGTCGAGGTAACGACTGGAGCACCCTCCAGCGAGTCTCCCCACTTTTTCTTGAGACGGCTGAGATTTCGATCCACATCGAGAATCACAAGTCCCATGCTGCGACCGCCGGTAAACACACCGACCGCCTGGAACACATCAGGCTTGCGCTCGATCTGCAGCGCCACATCCGAAGGCGCCATCACCTGATGGTGGCTGCGCTCTAGCGGCGTCTTGCCTTTCGAGATTTTCCCGGACTGGATCGCCTGATCCTTGGCGTAAATCGGTGCATACGCCATCCCCGCAGGCAGCTGGCGCACAAAAGCCAGCAGATCCTGCGTCTTACTTTGAGACATGTTAGACTCTCACACGAGAAAGGTTCACGCGCCCCCGCAGCTCCCGCTGTAGGGGCGTTTTCTCATGGTAGCCATCGGGTCAATACCGTGTTACTGTGTCACTCGTTGGCACTCCAGCCGACCACACCAAACACCTAAACGAATGGCCTTCCTTTCCAAATCCGCATCCGCAGCCGTTACCGGCAACAGCACTGGCGGTGGTTACCTCAGCCTCAGCAAGCTCCCTGATGGTGGATCCGTCCGCTTCGCTTTACTCACTGACGAACCTCTGGAGTTCTACGAAGCCTGGGGTGCCGCCAACGGCGCCAACAAGCCCTTCCGCTTCGACTTCGAGCCCACCTACGAGGACGTGGTTGCCGAAATGGGCGAGTTCGAGCCCCGCGAAGGACGCGGCGGCCCCGGCACCGCAGACGTGAAGTTCGCCATCGCCTGCCCGGTCTACAACTACGAATCCGGCAAAGTCCAAGTCCTGCAGATCACCCAAAAGTCGATCCTCAAGGAAATCGACCAGATCTCCCAAATGGAGGACTACGCCAACCTGCTGGAGTGGGACTTCACGATCAGCAAGAAAGGCAGCGGCCTCACCACCGAGTACACCGTGCGCCCCGTCCCTCGCAAGAAAGGCAGCCAAGAGCACATCGACGCCGCCTGGATCGAGGCAAAGGCTGAAGGCTTCGACATCACCCGACTTCTCAGCGGCGGCAACCCCTTCAAGGCTGCCTGATGGCACGGCGTAAAAAGCCGGAATGGAAGCCCGCCACCGAATTTACGGTGGTGCGGCTGCCAGCCAACGGCCCTAAGGAAGGTCAATCCTACGAAAGCTGGGCAGCTGGAAAACGGCTATCCGATGCCAAGTGGGAAAAGATCAAGGGCGACAACATCAACAAACTCCTCTGAAATAAATCCTGCCCCCTTTACCGGGGGCTTTTTTACTGGTAGTATGAAATTGGGAAAAACTATTCAAATGGCCTCCAATACGCAAGACACACTGGCATCACTGCGTAAATGGAGACTGGAACAAGACAACTCTGGCCCCTTCCGGGTCTACCGCGACATTAACGGCAACATCTACCATAGTGTTACACACATCCTGAAGGAAACAAGCGATAAAACCGGACTGGAGCGCTGGGAAGCACGCCTGGGACCCACAGAGGCAAGCTGCCAGCGCAACATTGCCGCAACACGCGGCAACATGGCCCATTCACAGGCTGAATATCTACTGAAGACCGCCCAGCAGCTGGCACGTTCCACCGCCAACAAGCGCAATTCAATCCGCTGGGACGAGCGTGGATTGGCTCGGATTCCCTCGCCAATCACGCAGTGGGCATTGAAGAGGGTCCGCCCAAATGTTCCCCGAGTTGGCTGGAGCGCAGCAGGCTACGCGAGGGGATTGTCTGACTGGATCGCCGAAAACGTCACCGAGATTTTTGCCTCCGAGTTTTCCATTCACCACCCAGCTGGCTTTGCTGGAACAGCAGATGCCTTACTGGGATTCAAAAATAATTCTCTTGTAGTAGCCGACTGGAAAACGAGCGTCGGACGTAAAACAAAAACGGATGAAGACGGACTGGAGCGCTTACCTCCAGGCCATTCATACATTGATCAGTGTGGGGCTTACAGCCTCGGACTCAAGCACTTAACCGGCCTTACTCCAACTGGAGCTGTGATTGTCTTGGCACGTCGCTGCGGTGCCCCAAACATTCACTGGATGACACCAGAAGAACTACAGCAGGCGGAGGAATCTTTCCTGGAACGCTGCCATCTGTACTTTGACCAGCTACAAAACGCCATTCAAGCCTAAAAATTCATTCATGTTTAACAAGAATTGCCATTCATAGGACTAGCTGGAACGCCATTCATAACCAGACTGGAACGGTAAGCCAAGGTCAGCCCATTCATGGTGCAAACCGCCATTCATGGGCTTTTACCTTCTGCAGTCTCAAATGAGTCTCATGAGTCTCGCCGCTACTGCGTTGGTACTGATCGGGGTTGGCTTGGCACTGCGGGCGTTGGTGCTGCTGGTGCCGGATCGTGAGCCTAGTGGGGAGACGCAAGAAAGCCGCCTGCGGGTGATCACAGGCGGCAAGCGGTGACGCGCTGGGGCGTATCAGTCGGCCGGTGGTGGGGCGAACTTATAACGCCACCAGTCCGGCTTGTGCTGGTGCTCCGCCAGCCATTCCGTCCGGGTTTGGGGTTTGATCGGCAGCAGGCAACGGGTGCGCAGCTTGCCGATGTGATCGTTTGCCTGGAGCTCGCTGGGGCTGATCATGGTTTGGCGGTTTGAGGTTTGCGGGATGCTTGGCGCCTGCCTGCATCGCTGCGCTTTTTCCTAGGTGAGCCGGGCGATGCTTTGACCCTATTTGCTGGAGCTTTGACCGCTTGCGGTGTGCGCGGAAAAATTCCCGTAGCTTGTGGAAAAAGCTCTGGCGGTATGTCGGCGCCATCGTTCAAGCGCTGGCAATCCCGCCAGTAGGGCACAAGCTCCCGCCACAGCTGGAGCGGACCCTCTTTGCCGTGGGCTTGCTGGAGCGCCAGTAGGTCTGCCCAATCGCTCGCCTCTATGGTTGAGCGCTCAACTGCCCACCGCAAGTCGCGGAGATGGCGCTTTTCAAGTCGCAGCGCTTCACGTTCCGCCTCCCTGGCGTCTTTACGGTCTCGCTGACTGGTGAACATAGGCTAGGTGTGCCGTACCCTTTAACAGTAGCGCAACAGTCAACCGGTGCCGTCCACCTAAAGAAGTGTAACAGTAGGAAGGGTTACGACTGGCGCTGCTGCCATGCTTGGGGCTGATCACCTAGGGAGACGATCCCACCATGGCAAACGACTTCACCACCACTCGCAAGTTGAGTCAGGCAGACCCTGCCTACCAGCAGCTGGAGCAAACCCACACCGAAGCCTGCAAAGCGGTGCATGATGCTGCAGCCAAGCCGCGCAATCTCACTTTTAAGCTGCAGCGGTTGCTGCTGGCGCGTGATGCCGTCTCGCACTATGCCACCGAGACAGAGTGTACCGATTCCAGCCAGGATGATTTTCTGGAGCAAACCACGGCAAACCATGGGGAGACGTGGTGCGGGATGTTCAACGCTGCAGCCGACGACATCACCCAGCTGATTTACGACATCTGCGCCACCATCGCCCAGCAGCGGCTGGAACACGATCAGCTGGTGAAGGCCCGCGAGGCTGCATGGGAGGCCAAGCAAGCGCGGTGGACCGAACTGGAACGCCAGCCGGTTGACTGATCTGCTACAGTTACACACAAGCCACACCGAGGCAATCATGGCAACTATCAGCATCAACACCAACAGCGGCCCGCTAGAGGTTCCCGCTAAGTGGCTGGGGCAACACCTAGCCGTAACGCCACCGGTCAAGGCTGGGGCGCCTATTCAATCGCGCGGCCAATGGGTGATCACGCATGCGGCCACCGGCTTCAGCTGTGGCACCGTGCTTTGCAGCCAGAAAGCCGCCATTCAATTGGCACGCGATTGGGATGCCCGCTTTGGGCTGATCAGCACACCCGCAGACGTTAAGGGCTGGCCGCATTCAAAGGACTGGGGCCGGGCCATTCAAGCGATCAACTGCCCGTGGCAGGTCGACCATTCATCGGAGGATGACGCGGGCAGCACTGAAACGGCGCTAGTCCTAGCGGCCCGCGCTGGAATCCCCATCGATCAGGCGGGTGCGGCGCCCCGCGTGTTCTGGCGCGGCCAATGGTGGCTGCCCCCTACTGACGGGATGCTCGAGAGCTGGACTTTTGATTCAGTGTGCGAAACACCGGACGGCCGCACGGTGGAGCCGGATCATCCTGAGGCTTGGCTAAGCATCCTGCGGCTAGTGTGACACTATGTAACGCGGGCACCCTAACCTGGTGCCCTTCCGGTGCTAGTGTTGCACACGAAAGCCAAACCACGGCAAACCATGATCACGCAAGTAAAGCTCACGGCCCGCTCGAGCAACCGCAAAACCGGCCCGATCGCCACCACGATCAGCTCGAGCAACACCTGCCCCACAACGTGCCCGTTCAATAAAGGCGGCGGCTGCTACGCGGCCGGCGGTCCTACTGCCATCCACTGGCGCAAGCTTGACCGCCGCGAGACTGGAACACCTATCGGGGATTTCGGCCACCAGCTGGCCGATGCCAAACTGGCTCCCGGCTCACTGCTGCGCTGGAACGTAGCGGGCGATCTGCCGCACCACGATGGCACGATCAACCTACCGGTGTTGCAACAGCTGGTGGGCACCATGGTATGGGGCGCCAAACTGCGGCCTTTTACCTACACCCACCACGTGCAAACCGTCGACAATTTGGACGCGGTCAAGTGGTGCAACGGTTCCGGTTTTACGGTTAACCTCAGCTGTGATTCTGAAGCACAAGCCAGCCGGCGGCACCGTGAGGGTTTCGCTGCGGTTTGCGTGGTGCCATCGGATGATGCCCGCCGCTCCTGGATTGATGAACACGGGACCCGCTTTCAAACTTGCCCGGCACAGCTGAAAGACGGGATCACCTGCCAAACCTGCCAGCTGTGCACGAAAGCCGACCGGGCTTGTGTGGTTGCCTTTCGCTCCCATGGCGCAAGCCGTAAGCAGGTCGACCGTCGCCTGTCATCTGTTACACTGTAGAAGTATCGCACGCCAAACCATGGCCTTCTATCCTGATCAGCCGTACGATCCCGCCGATGATCTGGCGTCGCCTGACATCCGCGAGGATTTCGCCGGCTTGTGTTTCGAACACGGCTACGATCCCCAAGGCATGCTTGACCGTCTAGGCGGATGGCTTCCGGCAGATAAGCTTCGGGAATTTATGGACGACCTAGCGATGGGGCGAATTTAACCGCCACACGGCCCGGCCAAACGGTCGGGCTTTTTATTGTGCCGCAGTGGTGGCGCTAGTATTGAACCAAACGGGTTAGGGATTGTAACAGTGAGCCAGCAGCCGGAAGCTAACAACGAAGCGCCGGAAGTTACGGCTGAAGCTGTAGAACAGCAGCCGCGACCCTACGGCAAACGGAACCCTTACGCCTACATCGAACAGCGGCAACAGCGGCTCTACCGTAGGCAGCTTGATGGCCTGTCGGCTCGGCAACTGGTTCTAGAACACGCGGAACGTGAGGGCTGCTCTGTAGCGACTGCCTGGCGCGATTGGGAAGTTGTGAACCAGTGGAACGCTGAAGATTGGGACAGAGATCGTGCAAACATGCTCGCAAGATTGCAAACAATGCGGACGAAGTTGTTTAACGCTGCAATCCGCAAGGGGCAGTTACAAACTGCCGCGCAAGTTCTAGACAGTTTGGGCAAGGTAGTTAATGAATCTGGTGTAGAACAACAGGCCGCAAATGCTCCCCAGTTGTTTATATCTATCGACGATCGGCGCCATTCATCGGACTGAGCCATTTATGGCCGCGGCCCATTCATGTCTGGGGCGGCTATTCATGCACGCGGGAGTAGTACATCAGCACCACGCGGCTAAGGTTGCCGTTCGCTGGTGCAGATCTACTGCCTGGAGCGACCACAGCGGCCCGCGGCTTAACACTCTGTCATGTTACACTGTGTGACAGCAGCGCTCGCAATGGGCGCTCTGCTCTGCTACAATACGGGCAAGCCAAGCCACTGGGCCACCATGACCAACACCGACCGCACCGTTTCCTTGGTGCTCCGCACGCTGCTCCCCTTCGGCGTGCTGTTCGGCATCATTAGCGCTGGCGTCAGCATGAACAACCAGAGCCGCGAGCTGTTCGAACAGTGCCGCGATCGTGGCGCTTCCGCTGACGCTTGCGCTCTGCGGATCTATGGGCGATAAGCTTTGCTGATGTTACAGAGTGTAACAGTATGACCGCTCCGGCGGTCTCCACTGTTATACTGTAGGAGTCAACAAGGCACACAACGCCATGACCTGCTCCATCACTTCTGCCTCCACCAAAGCGGAGATCATCTCCACCGCTTGCGAGGCTATCGACCACCAGGCCGCCACCATCGAGCGGCTGCAGCAGCAAGCCAAGATCCTCTGGTTCGCGCTTGCGTTGTCTCTTGCCTGGCAGCTGTTATTCTAGCACAAAACAACTAGCCGGGGGGTAACCTCCGGCTTTTTTGTGCCTGGGGGTAGGGTCCGAAAATAGTGCAAATGTATCAAGCTCCAGGGAACCTACTGATATATCCTCAATTTCTTCTACTGTCACACACGGGGGCAGGGGTTCAATTCCTGTAATACCCTAGAAAGTACCCTCTTACATAAAAATGCCCGAAGCGGCTGGAACACTCAATCTCCGATACGCTCAAGGCCAGGTATTCAGCAGCCGCAAGCGTTTCCGCGTTCTAGTTGCCGGCCGCCGTTTCGGCAAAAGTTACCTTTCCTGCATTGAATTACTGCGTGGGGCAATCGAACGCCCCGGCGAAACCTTCTTTTACGCCGCCCCCACGTACCGAATGGCAAAAGACATCGCCTGGAAGGTGATGAAAAAGCTGGTCCCCAAAGCCTGGATCAAGTCAAAAAACGAAACCGACCTCAAGATCGAACTCGTCAACGGCTCCACCATCGAGCTAAAGGGCACCGAAAACGCCATGGCGCTGCGTGGTCGCAGTTTGGCCGGCGTGGTGCTGGACGAAGCCGCGTTTATGGACAGCGAAGTCTGGTTTGAGGTGATTCGCCCCGCGTTAGCCGACAAACAAGGCTGGGCACTGTTCATTTCCACGCCCGACGGCACCGCCAGCTGGTTCTACGACCTCTGGTGCTATGCAGACGAAGGCGATGACGACTGGAAACGGTGGCAATTCACCACGATTGACGGCGATAACGTCCCACCAGAGGAAATTGAAGCCGCTCGCGCCCAACTCGACCCGCGCACCTTCCGCCAAGAATTTGAGGCATCGTTCGAGAACCTATCTGGCCTAGTAGCCATCAGCTTCAGCGACGAAAACATCGATAAAGGCGTTCAAGACCTCGCTGTCCTCCCACTTCTCATCGGCGTCGACTTCAACGTCGACCCAATGAGCGCCGTCTGCGCCGTCAAGAAAGGCGACGTGCTCTGGGTCTTCGACGAAATCATCATGACCGGCGGCGCCACCACCTGGGATCTCTGCGAAGAAATCCAATCCCGCTACGGCATCGAGCGCCGCATCATCACTTGTCCCGACCCCACGGGCGGCGCCCGCAAAACCGCCGGCGTTGGAGCAACCGACCACCACATCCTCCGCAAGTCTGGTTTCACGGTATCCAGCCCGCGCAACCCTTGGAAGATCCGCGACAAAATCACCTGCGTCAACACCGCCCTCCTCGACGCCACTGGAACCCGTCGCCTCTTCATCCACCCAAAGTGCAAAGAGTTAATCAAGTCCCTCCGCACCTTGACTTATGCCCCAGGAACCGGTCTTCCCAACAAGAATCTTGGCGTAGACCACGCTTTTGATGCCTTGGGCTACCTTTGTCTACAGACATTTAATCTTGCCAAACCAGAAGCCCTCGGCAAAACGAACTATCGTGTGTGGTAACAGGGGCAAAAAGTAGTGGCTAAGCGTGGGCTTTACTCAAACATCCAAGCCAAACGCAAGCGTATCGCTACCGGCAGCGGCGAAAAAATGCGCAAGCCTGGCACAAAAGGTGCTCCTACCGCCGCTGCCTTCAAAGCAGCCGCCAAAACCGCCAAAAAACGGAGAAAATAATGGCCGTAATCATCTCTCGTGGCACCAACTTGGTGGAACACCACCAAACAACTGCCCTCACCGCCGTAAACGACTCGTTTGAAGTCCACGCCGATAGCAGCGAATTCACCTTTGCGGCCGTCGTAACCGGCGGTGCCAACTTCGCCCTCTCTTTCGAAGCCTCCTACAACGGCGGCGGCACTTATTTCGAACTTGACACCAGCAAAACTATCAATAGCAACGGCCAATACGCCTATTTCTACTCAGGAAAACCCGCAAATCGCATCCGTATGCGTATTGCAGCCATCAGCTCTGGCACACCTAACGTTGTTCCCATCATCGCAGTCGCATATCACGGCTAATGATCCAAACAGTTAGCGGCGGCTGTATTCACATTGAAATCGATGCTGAAGACGGCCTCACCCATGCAACATTCGTCTTCAAAACACCCCAAAATCCCGAAATACTCGGTGATTTTGTTAGCAAACTAGCTAACGGAATCGAAGTGCTGGTGCCCATCGACGACCCCGACGACGAGGAAGAC